GTTCCGTCTATATCAATGTCTCCACTAATATCTAAAGAAGCTCCTGTTAAAACACCCGCTACTGTAAGAGTAGAAGCCATATCTACAGCTCCATCTATATCCACAACATCTAAATTGGCTGTTCCGTTTACATCTATAGAACCTTCTAAGTCTATATCTCCACCTATAGTTACATCGTCTGTAACCGTTAAATCGTCTTGTACTTTTAAATCTACAACATTAAGACTGGCAAAAGCGTCAACAACTGCTGCTCCTGAACCAGCTCCGTCTAGGTAAACTGCTTTAGTGTCACCGGGAGGTATCGTGATGTTAGCACCACTACCTTGAGAAATTATAATATTTTGAGAACCACTTGTACCATTTTCAATAAAGTGCATTCTATTTATGGTGTTAGGAGCAATTGTAATAGTACACGCTGAATCTAGTGTGCCTGTATATTCAACATACATAGCTCTAACTGGATCAGTTGCTCCGTCTGCAATAGTTGATGTGTGAGTATCTGCGTTGGTTGTAATTCCTTCGGTCCCATAACCTAGGCCTTCACCAATTAACTCTAAATTCGTATTTGTATTTGTACCCCAAGATCCACTAGCATCACCAGTAGCCATCTCGTTAAGTCTTAAATCGTTTACGTATGTACTTGCCATTTTTTATCTCCGCAAAGAATATATTATATTATATTATATTTATTATTTAGTCATTGTAATTATTAGGCAACTTCTTCCCAATTAGGGGTTTGAGAAGTTGATATTGCATTCCAATTAGGAGTTTGACTATCATCTATTAAACTCCATATTAAAATGTTTCCTACAGCACCTGTAGCAAAAAGTCCTGTTACTGATACATTTGCTTCAGCGTCTGAACTTACCGTTCCTACAGATCCAGTAGCAGCATTTAGTGTAACAGATAAATTGTTGTTTGATACTGTAGTAGCTGTTCCAAGTGCGCTTGTTCCAGCTTGGCCTGTAAGAGTAACGTTTGCTTCGCCATCTACTTCAACAGATAAACTTCCTACACTTCCTACAAGACCAGGGACACTAGCTATTGCTTGAGCGTTTACTCCAGCTTGCGGTGCTCCTGTTGTTCCTACTAAAGATGCTGGGGTTACATTGGCTTCTGCGTCAACTGCAACAGTACCTAAAGCAGATGTTCCTGCGCCCGGTGCTGTAAGTGTGACTGGAAGTGGTTCTCCAAACGTGAGTTGACCCCACGTCCCTCGACCCCAACCGTTTATATTAGCCATTTAAGGCTAGGCGATTCTAATAATCGCTGTGCTTGCTGCGGCGGCAGGGAATACAATTGTAAAATCTCCTGCTGTAGATGTTTTATCTCCACCGAAATCAATTGTGGCTACAGATACATCAGAATTTGTATCGTTATAGATTAGACACCCTCTAGCCGTAACAGTAGCTGTGCCAAACGTTAAATCAGCAAAGTCTGTGAACCCTGTAGTTCCAGCACTTGTTGGGTTTACATTGGTTAATGCTGCTCCCCCCGCAGTGTAGTTTGTGCCCGTTACTTGATTAGTTGTGGCGTACGCAGTAGTTGCAGCGCCCATTGTTGCTGAACTTGTATACAAAGCCAGTTTAAATGAGTTGCCGCCTGAAGCTAAAAAATTATGCTTAGCTTCTAACAGTTCTTTTTTAAAACTCGTTGTTAGTGTTGATGTAATGGCCATTATTTTAACTCCTTCAATATTATTGCTAGATCTTCGTGTCCTTGCTCTATAAGAAGGTTTCTCATGGTACAACGCTCACTGTTGATCGCTTCTTTAATATAATAAAGTATTGTATTATAAATTGCTAGTCTGAAAGCTTCTGCTTGTAGCTTTACATGAGGCTCTGCATTATCAGATATACTACAAATTCTAGCAGTACATTTTTCTGCCCAAAATTCGGCTGAGTGTCCTCTATTAGTTTGAGTTGCAACCTCTATAGCTCCTAAACTTCCCGCTGTGTTTACTTCTATCATATTAGTATCTCTTTGCTTCGGGGGGAGTATTAACCGTCATAATAACTTCTCCATCAGCTTTTTGTTTCTCTTCCATTTGTCTACTGTACTCTTTAAACCCCATATTAAAAAACTTTCCGTCTTCATCTATCAAAATTAATGTTGGGTCTTCAAGACGATGATAACCGTATAGTTTTTCGTGGATAGGAACATCTGTGTCTAAAAGCCCCGATCTAGGAGCCACACTTACTATCATTCCATTTTCTATACACTTAGCTAACCAAAATTCTACACACGATCTACCTGCTTCAGCAAAATGTAGATTACCTTTATAAGTAAAATCTATACCGAATAAATTTAATTTAGCTACTTTATTATATAAAGCAAAAGCAATAGCAAAAGGAATTGTATTATTAAAATAAGAACATTGAGTGGCTTTAACAACATCAAGTAAGGGGTACTCAACTAAGCCTGGACATCTTTCATCTAGTTGACACGTATAGATAGGGCCGGGGTGTTTTTCAACTACGTCAACCATAATACCTGTTTGACTACCTGAAGCATCTGAGTCTAAAAACCTAGACGCTGGGTCCATCATAAATACTCTGTCGCAGTCTGTGATGCCCGCCATAGCATTAATACCCCAAACTTCGTCCCATTTTTTACTGTGCGACTTGGCTAAATGGAAGTCTAACTGACTTTCTCCCATTGCCACTAAAGCAATTTCTGCTCCTTCTAATTCTTTAATTTGGCTCACGTAGTAGGTATTCTAACTTGATCGTATCTGTATTGTGATTGTGTTCCAGCACCTTCGCTGGTGTTTCTAAGTCTGTCTAAAGCGTCTTGAAATCTTTGTTCGTATCCGCCTATTTCGGCAGGATCCATTTTTAAAAATGTAGCTGCTTCTACTAAAGCTCCGTAAAGCATACAGTTGTTAGCATTTTCAGATAACCACGTTGTTCCGCTATCTGCTCCTGAAGTTAAAGAAGCAGGCCTATAAAAATAATGCAGTTCAAATTCAAAAGCAGCATTTGGTGTAGGAGCAAGTATAAATGAATCGCTATTAAATTCAGCGTAGTATTTTGGTACACCTGTGTCTGTTGATACAGGCTTATAACTTTTCATAAAACTAACTTGTTTTAATAATAAATAATCGTATGTGCTGTTATTAATAACAGCTAAGCTGAAAGGAGCTAAAAAATCCGACGGCATAGCTAAATAAGTTGTACCTGACGAAGCATTACCTGTAACGTTCTTTTTAAAATTATCTAGCCAAACATTTTTTAATATACGTTCTTCTGTTTGCGTAATAAAAGTAGGTAAAGTAGCTACAAAAGTAGTTTCTGTAGAATCTACGTAATTTTGTATTGCGGTTTTTAAAGTGCTATAAGTAAAACTCATGTTGTTATTGTAACATCCCCTAAAGATGCCGTCAGTTCAGTTGGTGTTGTTAATACTGTTCCAATAACACCTAATCCAACGTTTGTGTAAACAGTAAATGCACTTGGCACAATACTTATATCTGGTCTTGGTTGAAGAATAGCTTGTGGATCTGGTCTAACGTGAGGTGCGTCTAATTGAGGGTGCTTTGTATCAAAACATTGATAACAGGCTTTCATACCGTCCCATTGAGTCTGTAATTTTTTTAAACGATAACGTTGGCTGCAAATATCACAAATTCCAAAAGCATATTTAGCTGCTGCAAAAGCCATTTTAATCGTCGCCTAACAGTCCCGCTAATCCCATTGAGGGCTGCTCAATTCCAGATACTCCTTCTAATTGCATTAATTCAAATTGCAATTTTTGTATTTGTTCATTTAAAAGAGCAATTTGTCTGCGAATATCACTTGAACGATCAGGCATACGAGCTATGTCTACAGGTGGCATTTGTGGTGCTTGCCCAAACGGATTTTCTCGTGGCACTTGTGGTGCTTGTGGTGCTTGTCCTGTTCCTGACATTCCACCTATACTTTGTGTTGGTCCTGAACCCATATTGTTGACAAGCTGTTGTAAGACATTTTCATCTACAGGTTGTGATGCTCCTAAAAGTTGTGGTGTTCCTACAGGTAGCATTTGTGGTGATTGTCCTCTTGATAACTTATCAAACATTCCCATTGTATTTCTCCTTTATATAATCATTCTTGGAGGAAGAAAACGAGAACTTACTGAATCAATATCTTCAAAAGCTGCTCGATCAAATTCCTCATCATAAACTTGTTTTAAAAGCGCCATTCTATCTGGAGCTCTTTTCATAGCTATATAATAAGCTAAACCTGCTGTCATGCAAGGTAAAAATCTAAAAACTGTTTCCATGTTATTTGTAAAATCGCCTGCGTCTTGCATTCTAGTTAACGCATAATACGAAATTACATCTGTAGAATTTTCTGGAGTGGGGTAAATATATAACTTAGGGGTAATATGTCTTTCTAAGAAAAATTGATTAGGTCGAGCTTGTGCAGTTTTATTAGGTATATACAAAAAAGAAGAACGACTAATTCTTTCTAGTTGATAGTCTATGCTATCGCGTTGAATTATAGCGGAAGTAATATCTATTACGTTAGAGTTTAGTTCTTTGTAGTTAACCCCTTCAGTAACAGTAAAACTGTTTTGTTTAATTAACCATTGATTAAGACCGCGATTGCCCCATTCAGCCATCATTATGTTTAGAGACCTTCTAGCAGTTTCTAAATCATATCCTGTTCGTAGTTCTAAACCACAGCGTTCGTAAGCTTCTTCTATAAGTTCATCAACGCTAAGATCAAAAGATGTAGTTTCTGATGTAGCCATTTCTAGCCACCATAGTTTTTAGACTTTTTCTTAACTTTGCCACCCATTTCGTAGCCCATAACTTCGCCACCACCCATGTAGCCTTTGGTACTTTTAGTCCAATCTTGGCCATTGCGAATAGCTTCTCTTCTGTTTCTCATTCCTGGCATAATCTTCTCCTTTTAAGCGTGAAACGCTGTCATTGTTCCAAAAGTGCTACGTGTGTATTGGATATAAATTCCAGCGGAGAAATAAACACCATCATCTGGCATTGTTACGTCTCTAGATACAGTTGCACTAGCAACACTTCCTAATTTCATTTTACTTGTTCCTACAGGAGAAGTTGTTAGAAAATCTATGGTTCCAGCAGTTGCTGAACTTACTATAAATGTTCCTTTTAATCTCCCCGGACCTGCAAAAATAACATCCGCCGCAGAATTATTAATTCCTGCGGATACGTTTCCTGCTGGATTACCCACTGCTGAAATACCTGATATTGTTTTAAAATATTTAGATCCAGTAGCTGTTCCTGCATTAGCACCTGTTATTGACTCTGTTTGAGCATCGCCATTAACATCAGTACCTGTAACAGTAAATGATTTAG